CGCCGGTCCCTGCGATGCCGAGCGCGCGCCCGATGGCGGTCCCCGCGACCGCGCGACCCGCCACGCCCGCCGCGACCTGACCCGCCAACGGGACAGCAGCCGCGGCGACGGTCATCCCGAGCGGGTTGCGCGCCACGAAGCCCGCGAACGCGTTGGAGAGCTGGTTGAGGCTGCTCGTGTTGTCCGACAACGCGGAGAGGCGCGACTCTTCGGACGACTGCAGCGCGGTGCGTTGCTCCGCGTTGACGATGGCCGACCCGCGCGCAACATCCGCCTCCCCGAACCGCGCGCCCTGCGCCTGCATCCCGGCGACGCGTTGTGCGATCGTGCCGCCGCCTTCGGTCTGCGAGGCCATGCCGACGATGAGCCGACGCTGTTGCGCGTCCAACACCATCGCCGCGTTGCGTCCGCCCGCCGAGAGGAGGTTCGCGACCGCGTTAGCGTCGCCGCCCATGCCCGACACAAGCGACGACATCAGCCCGACCGCGCTCCGGTTGCGAAGCGACGCATGACCCGCCGGGTCGCGCGTGATCAGCTGGTCCGCCAGGTCGGCCCGGTTCGCAGCACGCAGCCGCGTGTCGAGTCGCTCTGCCATCATCGGGTTCTCGACGGACCCGCGCATCTTCGCCAGAGCGTTGAGGGAGTCGCGCGGAGTCATACCGGCGGCGGCGGCAATCTCGCCCACCGCCATCGTCTCGCCGACCGCGCCGCGGACCGCCATCGCGCGTTGCGCCGGGGTCTGGTTGGCGTTCGTGGTGCGCGCGATGTTCGCCATGAGCGGCCCGAGCGCGGTGCTGGTCAGCGTCGACAGCTCGATGCTCCCGGCCTGTGCCATGCCGGTGAGGTATTGCAGGATGGGCATCTGGTCCGCGCCACGGATGCCCTGCTGCGAGAGCATCCCGCCGACGCGCATGACCTCCGCGGGGTCCTGGAACGTAGACCGCGCGAACGAGGCGAGCTCGAGCTGCCGGTTGAGGTTCTCTTGCCGCGCTTCGGGCGTTGCGCCCGACAGCACGCTGAACTGGGTCTGCGCGCCCATGAGGCTCTGCGAGAGCGTGTCCATCGACAGGCCGCGCAGGGGGCCCGTGGTGATGGCCGTCTGGATCTGCGCCCGCATCGCGGTCGCCTGATCGCTACCGATGCCCGCTTGGTAGAACGCAGAGTTCAGCGTGTGCTCACTCTCGGCCCGTTGCGCGCGCGCGTCCTGGATCTGCTGATGCGCGTTGCGAGCGACGTTGATGGCGGCGTCGCGCCCGATCGTCAGACCGCGCCGAACGTCGTGCGCGACGCTCGACCGGTTGCGGTCGCGGGTCGCTTGCTCTCGCCGTGCGATGGCGGTCTGGCGCTTCTCTTCGCTCTCATAGACCCGCGTCAGGCGCTCTGCGGCGGTCTGCTTGACCCGCGCCTCCTGCTCAGCGGTGAGCCCGCGCTTGGCGGCTTCGGTGCGCGCCAGCGCCGTGGCGTCGCGCTCAACCCGCTCCTGCGTGGCGGCGGTGAGACGCGCTGCACGACGCTTCTGCTCTTCGGCGCGGACGAACGCCGACACGGTGCGCGTGGCCGCTCGTTCGCCCTCGGCGACCTGCTGCCGGGCGGAGGTGCGGTAGACGCCGGCCGACCCCGTCGCAGCGCGCTGCATCGACGACCGCACATCGCGCTCGGTCTGCTGCGCGGCGGTGCGAATGGCGCCGAACGCCGCGACGATGCCCGACGTGTCCGCGGTGATCTCCAGGACGGCGCGCGGCACTACTCCACCTCACCGACGGTCATCGTCGGGGTCGAGCTCGCGGAGTAGTCCGCGGGCAAGTCGGTCGGCGGCGAGATACCCAAGGAGTTCGGCGTCGTCCATATCGCACGCTGGTCGACCAGTGCAGTGATAATGCTGCGAAGCGTAGTGTATTCGTAGCGCGGCAAGCTGGTCATCGACGCCTGCCCTTTTCCCAGCGCGTCAGCTACCTCCTTCACTTCGGCCAGCGTCTTCAGCGACCGGAACGGCGAGCGTTCCTGCGACCACGACGCGTACTCATCCCAGACCGCGCGGATCTCGTCGACCTCGAAAAACTTCCGCACCTCCGCGGCATCGGCCGCGAACGCCACGTCGGGCTTCTCAGGGTCCACCAGCGCGCGCGTGAGGGTCTGCACCATCACCTCGAGGTTGAGGATGGCGTCGCCTGCATCACCGATGAGGTCTTCGCGCTGCCAGCCGCCCGTCGACACGAGCCACTTGATCGCGTCAGCGTGCGCCCGCGCCGCATCGTCGGCGGTAAGCGACCGCACGGCGAGCGGCAGCGTGGCGCGGCCGTCGTTGCGGGCGATCTCGATGGAGAAGAGCTTGTGCGGGCGCACGCGCCCGGCGAGGAGTTTGGCGAGGGGAGAACCAACGCGGAACTGGTCGAGGGCACTCACGCCCGCGACCGTACCACGATCAGGCGATGGAGGTGATCTTGCCGTGGAACTCCCACGACACGCTGTTGGCGTCGGCGACCTTGGTGCCGATCTTCGCGGTGCGGATGTCGCCCGTGCAGGTGTACATCTTCCCGGCGATCTTGAAGCCGAGGGTCACGACGGCCTGCGCGAGCGCGATGCCGACCCAGTCGAACTCCAGCCCGCTTTGCGGAACGGCGTTCTCCACGCGGACCATCACCTTCTGCGGGCCGACGGAGAACCCCGCCGTGCCGAGTAGGAGGGTCTGCACGTCCTTGTTCTGCGTGTCCACGTCGAAGTCGATGCTGGACGATTGGAGCACCGGCACCGCGTTAACGGTGACGAAACCCGGCCCGGAGTAGATCGTTGCCATGTTCAGAGGCTCGCAATCTGCCGGACGTTCCCGGCGATGATGTGGAGCCCGCTGACCGGCTCGCACGGGATCTCACAGTTGAGCCGACCCGACACCACGGCGTCGGCTTCGACCACCAGCAACGACACGTTGGCGGTGACGTCGCGCAGGATGCTCCGCGCTTCGTAGCCCGCGAGGCGGTCGAGGATGTACGCGCGCACCAACGACGGCGTCGTGACGCGCGGAGAGAGCGGCGGGTTGCCGTTGGCGCTGTCGGCCCCGAGCTTGAAGCCCTGGTAGCTCGTGGCGAGGTTGCTCTGGAGGTCGTCCGCCACGTAGTCGCACACGGTGACGAACTCGGTGTCGATCACGGCGAAGTTGGGCACGCCGTTCGACAGCGACCTCGAGGTGACCGACCGCGCGAGGGCGCAGAAGCCGGGGCGCGCGTTGGAGGGCACGAGGGGCGCGAGGCCGTTGTTCAGCGCGCTCTCGACCTCGGTGGCCGTGGGCTGGTCGAGGGCCGCGTTCTGCGCCAGCACCGTGGCAAGCTGCACGCCGTCCAGGTTGGCCGCGGGGTCCGCGGACTCCCCGACGAGGATGCCGCCGACGCTGCCGTCACCCGCAAGCCGGGCGGCCGAAAGGGTCGCTGCGACCTCGGGGCCGGGGATCTTCGACGCGTAGTGCCAGCCGACCTGCAACCGAGACGCGTTCAACGTCGTGGCGAGGGTCGTTGCGGTGCCGAGCGTGCTGATGACGGCCGCAAGGCCCTGCTGCCGGAGGCCCACGGTGACGCCCGCAAGGGAGTCGAGGTGGGTGACCAGCGCGGTCAGGTTGGCGCTGTCGTTGGAGGCGACCACGATGCGGTTGTACCGCTGCGAGGCGATGGCCGTGATGACGGCCGCGATGCTGTCCGCGGTCGTGCCGCCGGTCAGCGGGAACTCCGTGCCGACCGGGGTTCCGATCGTCGTCCACTGACCCGTCGTGCCGCCGGGGCCCGTGGTCGAGGAACCCGTGATGCGAATCGAGAAGGTCTCCGCCACGAAATAGGCATCGACGATGAGGCTGTTGCCGCGGACGCCCGCCATCTTGGCGGTGATCGTCAGCACGCCCGCGGCGAACTGCGCGTAGTACGGCAGGTCGGCCGCGTTGTTGATCGCGACGGCGCACGCGGTGGCGATGTCCGTGGGCGTGTCGCCCGTGGCCACCGGGACCTCGAGCACCTGGTCACAGAGAACCAGCCGCACGGCGAAGTCGGCCGCCGCGGTCGTCGCGAACGTCAGGTCGGCAGTCGCGGCCGAGCCCGCGCTCACGGCGTTGGCGGCGAGGTAGAGCGATGCGGCGGGGTACTGCGCGAAGACCGCGCGCGCCATGCGGTGAAGCTCCGAGCCCTGACCGCAGAGGAACGACGCGTCTTCGGCCGACGCGCAGAACGTCGGGGTGGCGAGCGGCATCAGCCCGGCGCTGACGCTGACCACGGGCGACGCCTCGCTGATGTTGGTCTCGAGCTTGTTTCCGATGAGGAGGATGGTTTCCGGCGCGGCGCCCGCGCTAGTGCCGGGGCCGCCCAGAATGACGTTGAGGTAGACCGCCGGCGTCTTCGTAGACGCCGACAGGCCGGGGATCGCGATGCTCATGAGGAGTGCTCCTGCTCGGCGACGAGCGTGATGTCGCCGCGCGAGATGGCGCGGCGGTAGTGCGTGTGA